TCCATCTCCAGTTCCATCGCCGGTTCCATCGCCAGTGCCGGTTCCATCTGTTCCTGTTCCGTCTGTTCCGGTTCCGTCTGTACCAGGTGTCGGACTAGGAGTGGTTCCAGGTGTAGGACTAGGAGTGGTTCCAGGTGTAGGACTAGGAGTTGGACTAGGTGTTGGTGTTGGCACAGGACTAGGAGTTGGACTAGGTACAGGACTAGGGGTAGGTGTTGGTGGTGTTACCACAGGTGGAGTTACCACTGGTGGTGTTACTGGTGGAGTAACTATAGGTGGTGTTACTACAGGAGGAGTTACTGGTGGAGTTACCACTGGTGGCACAACCGGTGGAACAACCGGTGGTGTTACTGGTGGAGTTACTACAGGTGGAACTATAGGTGGTGTTACTACAGGTGGAACTATAGGTGGTGTTACTACTGGAGGTACTACCGGAGGAACCACTGGAGGTGGAACAACCGGAGGGGTTACTACTGGTGGCGTTACTACAGGTGGAACTATAGGTGGTGTTACTGGTGGAATTGGAGGCAGCGGTATTATAGGTGGCACTACAGGCGGAACAATAGGGGGTACTACGGGTGGTGTTACCGGAGGTTTGACAGGTGGTGTTTCAGGTGGAGGAACAACTGGTGGGGGTACAACCGGAGGTACTATAGGAGGTACTACAGGAGGCACTATAGGAGGTACTATAGGAGGTACTATAGGAGGCACTATAGGTGGAATAATAGGTGGTGTTACTACTGGAGGTACTATAGGTGGAACAATAGGAGGAGGTACTATAGGAGGCACTATAGGTGGAATAATAGGTGGTGTTACTACTGGAGGTGCTATAGGTGGAACAATAGGTGGAACAATAGGGGGCGTTACTACTGGAGGTGTTACTACAGGAGGTATAGGTGGCGTATCTATGGGTGGCGCGTCTGGTGTTTCGGTTCCGGTGCCAGAACCCACAGGATCCCATGGGGATATATCATCATCACTATCTGGATCATACTTTACCCAAACAGTGTCATACTCCTGTAGACCATCACCATCAAAGTCGCCTTTTTGCACCTCAAATAAGCGATCCCCAACTTCCCAATCAGTCAAGTCTGCAAAATTACCCAACGCCTCAACGCCAGTTTCTTTAATCTTCCAAACAATGCCTGTGTTTCTGTCATGAAAAATATCGCCAGGCTTTAATTCAAACTCGTTTCGCACCATACGAGCATCACGTTTTTGTGCTTTGGTGACTTCTAGTGGCCCACTGGTTACAGTTTGAGATCCTGGTTTGTTGGCTTGTCCTAGTTTCCTTGATGGCGTATTAATGCCAGCTATGCCAGCTCCCATTTCTGGGATGCCAGGCCACAAGGTACCGTAAGGAGGAGTGCCACCGATAGGGTTAGATGAAGATTGATCATCGCCGCCTGGTGGAAGGTTAATTGTATCACCACCAAAATAAGGGCCAACAACACTAGGTATAGGTGTAAAGTCCCCATTCTCGGACATTGTTCCCCATGTGCCTGTTGCGCTGTTATAAACCCAGCTCATTAGTCTTTATTTTTTGCGTTTCCAACATTAACGGCCAATAAATTCACAAACGCCATGATCTTATCTAGGATAATATTATCGCGCTGACTTGGAGTAATTGCGGCAACTATTGATGCACAGCTTATGATTCCAGTTATTATTTCTATTATGTGTTCCATTATTATTTCCTCTATTTGTTATTTGCAATAACTCGATCAAGTTTGCTTTCTAGCTTGTCGAATCGTTTTAAAATTTCGCTTAAATTATTTTGTAAGTCTTGTTTAGTCACATAGGTTCTGGGTATTTCTTCTCGCGTCTTGCTCAGTAAAATATCAATACGCTTGATCTCTTGCAGATTGGCTCTGATTCCATAAATGAGTGGCGCATAGACTAAACTCAGCACCACATTCCAAAAAATTAAACTGTTCATTTCCATATTATTTTGTAATTCCTTTTGCTTTTTCCCAACTTCTTAGCCCCCCCAAACCCAAGATTCCCATCACAATAGTCATCAGCGAACCCATATCAAATTCTGGCAAATCATAATTAACGCCATTGGCTGATAACACAAAAACGATAATCGGTTGCAAGACGAAGTGATAACCCATTGCAACCGCACATATCCAGCCGATAAAAGGTCGCCAACCAGCCACGAAAATAGATCGATGCTGTGCCTCTGCTTTGTTGACATCAATTTGAGCAAGATTGGCTCTTTGTATTTCTGTTTTAATTTCATGTTCTAGTTTTACTTTTAAATCTTTATCAACAACTAATTTGTCTAAAATCTTTGACACAGGGTTTATAAGATCTCTAATCATTTCTTCTTTTTATAACCCCTTGTATAAATTGCTTTTGCTTGTCGTTTCGCTGCCGCTTTGGTTTTATGGGTTTTGCCTTTGCTACCCCATTTCCAACCGCCTTTTACTTTTTTAATTGGCATCCTCTTCCTTCAATAATCTTGAGCCAACAGCAAGTGCGCCTGTACCAGCTAATAGTCCAGCGGATTGAGCTTTGCTTGGATCAAACTTAGCAGAGGTTGATCTTATTTTTTTAGGATCAAATGCTACATATTCATCGCCAACTTTGATTCCATCATAACCAGCTTTTTTTGCTTGTCTTGTAAGCTCGGCAGAGCCTTTGCCACCAACCCTTATGTAATCCGAAAGACTAAATAATGTGTTGTCTAAATCAGGAAATATTTTTCTTAAATTACTGTTATAACTTGTTTCATTTATAATTTGATCTTTTAGGTTCTTGATTGCAGTATCTTTGTCTGCAAGACCAAAAGAAGAATATATGCGATCAAATTTATCAGATCCTGAGGGATCTTTAACATAAGCGGCCACACCTTCATTGCCATAAGCATCATCAGCTTTAATAATTTTTACATTGTTATCAACATAGTCATCTATTTTGTTAATTGTTTTTAGACCTTTTTTTGTTGGCTCGTCAAGCATATCTATCTTGTCTAACTCTTTAGTCCAAAATTTAAAATATTTTGTATCTCCAAGCTCAAAGTTAGAGTTTTTTGGATTGGGTGATAAGTCTAAGTATTTACCTTTCAAGTAATATTCACCAACATTAGGGCCATAATACGATGCTGAGCCTGACTCACTTGTAAAATAATGCCCTTTACCAAAAAAGCCTTCATCTGTTGTTGTTCCTATATATGAGTCTTTAAACTCATCTAAATTATCAGTACTTGTGCCATGAAAAACACGCTTATCAGTATTAAAACCCATTTCCTTTGCTCTTTGCAGTCTTGCATTTGGCGCTTTCTTCAAAACAGTCGAGGCAACACTAGGCACAAAAGGCAGTAAACCGACACCGCTTAGTGCGTAATTACCCGCTGATCGCATTTCAGGATTCTCTTTATACATTTGCACATCACCAGCAAGACCAATCGCATCTGTGAATGGAAACCCAATAGGCGACATACCCACTTTCTGTGCTGGGTTCAATGATTGCCACATCTTTTTTGCCTCTTCTATTATTGCTTGTTCTTTTTGTTTTCTAATCATTTCGCGTTGCTCATACTCAGCAATGCGTTGTTGTCTTTTTAAATTCTGCTCTTGAGGTGATTCGGGCAACAAAAGACCCGCCGCTTGCATCGGTGCTGGGTTAAATAAACTGTAGTTACTAGCCATAATTAATGTATCGTTATCTCTTCGTGCGAAAGCAACTCCGAGTCCTCAGTTATAAATTCAGATAAGAAACACAACACAATATCTCTAGCGTGTTTTATGTTTTTTGCTTTGATCCCCTGGGCGGTGTAAATCATGTCGCCCTCAAGAAACTCTAGGTCAAAATACTTATCCTGTTCCAGTGCCATTAAACAATCCCGCTGCTTGTGATTTAGCAAGTTGTCGAATAGTCTCTCGATCTCGTTCCATCAATGCGTTGATTTCAGCAATATCCACACTGGTTCCGTATTTAGCAGCTAATTCTGCCGCCTTCACCCGAATATCAGCTTCAGCCTCATCGCGTTTAAAGTCATCATCCATTAAAATTTTCATGCGATCCGTTTCTGCATCAACAACATCGCGTCTAGCCTCAACCATAACCTTTTGTGTTTCAGCCTCGGCTTTTTGTATCTCAGCCATTGCCAACAGTGTTGCCGGATCTTGTTTATCTTGTTGTGGTTGTGGTGGCATTGGCGGTATATCAGTATTAATAAACGCACTCACATCCTTAAACCCAGCCAGTTCAATAATTCGTGCCAATGTATTAGCATATTGCTGTAAGCTGACCATCGGGTTTTGTGGCCCTAGGGTTTGTAATATTTGTTCCTGTTTGGTGGAGACTTGAGCTAAAACTTGCATCTTTTCTTCATCCGAACCATTGGATATGGCCACATTAACCACCACATCTTTATCGGTGTCCCAAAATCTGGGATCTACTTCGATAAACTCGTTATTTAGGCGAAATACAGCCTCTTTATCCTGATGTTTAACAACCAAATTGGACACTAACTTGAATAAATCACGCAAACCCTCGCCAAAATGACGACAAATCAGCTCAACTCTACCTTGTGATGCTGAAATAGTGGCAGCAACCGCAGCTTTGGTACTGGATTGCAGTGCATCCGCGTTTAACCCAGCAGCAGCTTTGCTGACACCGGTGCGATTCTCTTTTGCCTCATCTAAATATGCTAAAACAGGAAATGCCTCTTTACCTAAAAACGGTGTCGAGAGTTGTTGCACCATTCCAGGCGCTCTCATTCTAATGGGTTGGCCTATATCGGTATTCAACACATCATCAATATTAACCTGACCTTCAACGATTCCCATACGAGGGAAGATGGCGTGGCCCAATGAGTCAAGCGTGTCTCGCATAATTTGAGACTTAGCCGCCTGTATCGGTATAAGGTAGTCTGCGGGACAACTGCCAATAGCAGTATGCGGTTCGGGATCAGGAGAGAAGATTGTGATAGGTAAATCATCCCAAGGCATAGAGTTGACTATGTTTAAGCCGTTGCCAACAGTGCAGACTCGGATACGCTCATCGATACCATCGCCATCCAAATCGTAAAATAAATAATGTTCAACATACAACACATCTTGACCGTATTGATCGGGTCGGTCTGGGTACATTGAATCGCTTACAGGGTTTCTCGCTTGTGATGCCTCAAACTCGGCACTATCAATCGAGCCACCGGTACCTGAATATTGTTCCATCTCCTCTTTTGAATAACCCATAGCAATTAACTCACCCATGCTCTTAATCATTCGATGCGCCACATAAGGGGAAGTGTGGATATCTCTAGCTGAACGCGAGATTAAAACTTCCTCTGGTGGAATTGCCTCAATAACAACCTGGTCTTTAGGTTTGATGCGTCTGATTTTGACATCGTAGCTGACCGGCATTTCCTCGGTAATCTCTTCACCAATCATGTCATTAACAATGGTAAGGCTTTCCGTGGTCACAGATTCTTCAACCACCTCAATATCATCATCCATCAACAAAGCCGTGTACGCCTCTGGTGAGAGATTACTAAACTCATGGCAAGTGGAAGTAATCGAGTCATCCCAATAGGCTTTAACAAAACCGGTTTTACGAACCAATCCGTCTTTAAAAGCATCATACATCACTTGGAAACCAGGGTTCTTCTCTTGAATAATGTGATTAATATAAGCGGTTTGTTGGTTAGCCAAAGGAATATCCTCAACAGAGTGGGGTACAAACTCAACCACTTTTTTAGTACCAAAGAAGGTACGCATAATTGATGGCAGCATAAATAAAATGCTGTCTCTGACATCGGTAGAAATGTATTCCGATTGCAACTCGGAAGTCGCACCAGGGTCTTTGCCTAAATAATAACGAGTGGCCTCGTCACGCTCTTGTCCTATTTGTTCAATAAAATCTTGTGCCGATTCCATTTCAGACTTGACAACGGATTGCAAGTCCAACATTTCGTTCTCGGTTTTAATATCTTCTTTCTTACCCTTGGTATCTGTATATTCCATTTAGTTTTATCCGACTCTTATAATTTTTGATTTGAGGGGTTTTTTAAAATTATACCCCATTGAAGAAATTGTGCCACCTGTAAAGGATGCAGCCGTACTCGCCATGGTCAATGCCAGCGCATCAGCTTTGTCAGGAGATTTGATTCCGCGCTTACGCATATGCTCTTTCGCCTCAATTTTTATCTTGCCAGCACTTGTATATGTGTATTGAGGGCTGACTAATTCCGCGATTAATTCATCGTCTTGCGGCAGCCGACAATCACGCTTGGTCAACCAATCTTTAATCGCAAACCATAACTCGGCGCGTAGGTTTAAATAATTTCTTTTGCTCGCTGGTGACTCGGCAACATTAACTCCTCTGACTGGTAAGCCCAACTCAGCCAAGCGATCCACCACACCGGAACCCAAACCAATGACATCAATTAATATCTCTTGCGGTTTATTCATAGCGGTGGCTGAATCAAAAATATTTTTTACAGCACCGCACAGTTGCATTAAATCCATTGAGCGAAAAGTTTTAACCTCAAACACGGTATTGCCCTGGCGAACACATAGAGCTGAATTATCAGAGCCGAACCTGGCAACATCCAAACCCCAAACAATCGGTTCTGAGGCGGTTAATTCAACATCACGATTAACCGCAGCTCTGGCTAACTCAATCGGAATAACAGTGTCGTCATCAGCTTTGGGAAATTCACCCATTACCTCGACACGACTCACGGTTGAATCCTCACCGTATTGCTTAATCATTTTATGAAACAATGCCTGGTCGGTGCCTTCAACATCACGCGAGTCAATTTGCTCAGTGTTCCAAAACTCACGCTTGGAATGAAACGAGTCATAAAAAGGGCCAGTATTACGGCGCGGGTTAGAAAACGATAACCAAAAACGATTTTTAGTCGGCTCGGTAAAAAAGCCTTCTGACACAGAATAAATCGGCGAGGGGATACCACTGGCCTCATCCATAATTAAACACACGCCATGCGAGGAGTGAATACCGGCAAATGCGTCTGGGTTTTCCTCAGACCAAAGTTGGCTTTGAGCATAATAATAGCCGCAGTCAATATTTAAGTCTCTGACCAGCAATTCTTCAAACCATGCTTGCGGCTTTAAACTGGTGGCAGTTTTTATAAACCAATGACTATTAATCGATAATGTCAGCCATTTGCCCAACTCAGCCCAGGTTCTCGATTTAAGCTGTTGCTCGGTATTGGCAGTGACAATAATGGTAGAACCAAGACGCGTGGATAGCATCCACAGGATAATCCAGGCGACCAAAGCTGATTTACCAATGCCGCGACCAGATGCAACTGCGAGTCGGAACATTTCGGGCATATCAATAGTTTCGTTTTTTCTAATGTGATTGCCGATATCTCGTAAAATTTTCTCTTGCCACTCTCTAGGGCCAGTAAAGTCTTCGAGGGGGGTGTTTTCCTGACCCCATGGGAAGATGTATTTCACAAAGTTTAATGGCGAGTCTTTAATGTTAATCGACCATATGTCGGTCATTAACTCCTCTTCTTGTTTAGGGCTGTATTTCATATCAAAAAAAATTACAAAAATTTAGTTAGGGGGTACAAAAACAAACACCCCCCTCCCTGGTTTGAGGGGGGGGGTCAAGCAGCGATCCAGCCGCCGGATCAGGGCCATAACAATGACTACGTTCTGGTAT